CCAGGGTGAGATTGCTTTTACGAAATCCAACTTCCATAGCGGTTCTCCTCGGGTTGAAAAATCTCTCTTCGCAAAAGCCCGAAGCGGTTTGTGTCCGCTCCGGGCTTTGGGGTTATACGAGCGGCTCCGTTTATGCGTTGACGCTCTTGCCGACGCCGCGGTAGTCGATAATGGCTCCGCCGTATGGGAACTTCACCTTGTATTGGATCTGGTCGTTGGTGAAGCTCGTTCCCTGGGTGGGAAGGTTGGCCAGGAAGATTTGCGGCTGCTTGATGCCGTCCAGGAAACCGATCTCCAGTGAAGGAGCCTCGCTCGGGGCAGCACCGTAGTACCAGTCGTTCGCATCTGTCAGCTTGGGGTTGACGATGATGCGCTCGTTGTTGGCACCGAAGCGCTGATAGAAGGCGTTGTTGCCAGCCGTGTTGGTCTGGTTGATCTGGATAGCAGTAGCCTCCAGATCGGCAGGCACCATCAGCCAGTACAGCGAGAGGTTCAGGCGCTCACCGGAATCCTTCTCCGTCTGCTTGCGCAGGTTGGTCTGCGCGATGATCAGCGCATCCTGCGAGAGCGGAAGCGCCAGCAGATTGCTGTGAGTGTTATCGAACCAGTTGACGGCGTCCGCCATATAAGCCGTGTTGTTGATGAAGTAGTTGCTGATTGACGTGCGCAGCGTCTGGCGGCCAGCGCGAGCAAGCCGCTGCGGGAACCTGGCGATTGCGCCGAGATCGTCATTGCGGATGGTCTGCTCAGAGATCGTGAGCAACCCGCCGCGATTGGCGACCGCGTAGTTCACGCGCTCGTCAGTCGGCTTCGCCATCTCGGCATACGCTGCAGCTTCTGCAACTGTCGGCAACTCGCCGAAGTAGCCGTCGCGCACGCGGTCCTGCAGCTTGTAGTCGCTAATCGTGGCCGGGGTGTAGACCAGGTCAAGCCCGTCAATCGTTGCCTCTGCATAATCCTGCAGCAGCTTCTTCGTCATGGAGTTGAGTAGCAGGTTTGGGAAGTCAGTGGTGGCGATGGCCTCAGAGGCCCGCAGCCACAGACCAGCTCCGCCGCTCAACCGGCTCAAGTCATGGTCGCCGGTGACCATCTTGTACGCATCGCTGACACGCTTGAATGCGGGTACGCTCGCATCTGCCTCGCGCACGCCGATCATGCGATCCATCGCGATCTGCACCTTCTCCTGCGAGTCCAGACCAACGACCACGGAGATGCCGCTCACACGTCCAACTGGAGACATGCCGGAGAAAGACTCGCGCACCTGTACGATCTCCGCGTCGAGCTGCTCAGTGGTCGAATCAGCGCGACCCTCGAAATAGCGGCGCACCATCTTCTTCGCGGGCTCGGGCAGTTTCGAATCGGTCAGCTTCGCCTCCATCACGTTGACGAACTGCAACTGCTTCGCCTCAGCCAATATCTGCTCCGGAGTCTTGCCGACGACAGCAGCGGGCGCGGCGCTCAGCGCTTCCGTCACCTGGACGTAGATCGCTTCGACCTGATCATCCTTCGCTTCGTTGAGTTGTGTATGAAAACGGGCAGCGCTGACAGCATCCTTCGTGCGCAAAGCCTCGATCACTCGCAACACTTGTGTCTTATTCATTCGGTTCTCCTCGTGGCGCGCTGTGCGGCTGCCGCTGTTTGGCCGGATAACCGGCGATCCATGTTTAACAGCGGCATTTTGCGCCGCCGCGATCTCTCCGCTCACGTCAGCCGCGGCGGCAATACGTAATTCATCTGAAATGAATCCCCCACCAGCGCCCGCTTCAGAACAGAGATCGAAGCTGAAGAGCTTGCCCAGAGACTCAGCGATCAGGCATTGCTTGCCTTCCGCGACGCCAGGCTTCACGCGGACGTTCGCCAGGATGGAAAGTCCAAAGAGATCGAGCTTCCCCGCCTTGCGCGCGGAGCTGAGCTGCCCGCGCAGTTGCGTCTCGCTTTCGAATATCTTGAGAACCGCGCCGGCGGAATCACCCGCGGCAACCGGCTTCTCAAAATAACCGGCGATACGCTGCGGATCGTTCTCTCCGGCCTGATAACTGCCTTCCGCAGTGGGATGGCGGCGACCAAACTTGGCGCCGTCTGCAGCCTCAGCCACTTTCGCGATGAATTCGGGAGGGTAATACACGTCGAGCTTCTGTGGCGGGCTCTTTACGCCACGACTCCATCCAGCCTTGATGAGCCTGACAGGGTATGTGCAATCATCGAGGGTTGCCGGGTCAATGCCGGCCTCGGTAACGAATACGCCGGCCTCCGCGACCGGGACGTAGGCCGTCTCCACTTCCTGCGCCGTGCCCAGCGTGACGTTGTCGTTTTTGTCGATGGAGTAGGTGATCTTGAAGAGCTTGCCGTCGTCGCCGCGCGCGATGAGGTAATCCAGGAAGGCGTCCTGCACGAAGAAGCGCTGGTAGCCATTGCCGTCATTGCCAAACTGCGCCAGCAGCGCGCCATCAAGCAAAGCATAGCGGTCGCTGAGGCTCATATCGTTAGCAGCCTCAGCGACCGTCAGGCAGATCAACTTCGTACGCTTCTTCATTCCGTGCGTCCCTCGGTGTTGCGATACAGCAATGCGTTGTTGTGGCGTTGCTACTTCGCGCCCTTCGCGCCCTCGTCGTCGTTGTCAACCGGCGCATCTTGCGTCTTCGCTGCGGGCTTCTCGTAGAAGTGCTTCTTGCCGTTGGCGGTGACGATAAAGAGGTGCGGCTTGCCGTCCACCTCGCGCTCGCCATGCAGGATCACCGGCCAGCCCTCAGGCCGCTTCGCCTTCGCGTGCTCCACCAAATTGGCAGCATCCTCGTAGTTGTCCGGCGCGGTAAAACGCACCAGCTTGTTGGCCTCGCGCAGCGCGGATGCGCGCTTCTCGCTCTCCGGGCGCGACTCGTCACCCTTCAACTCGTCGAGCGTGGCGGCAAAGGTCTTCTTCCACTTTTCGGCGAGAGCGGTGGGCAGATGCTTGGGGGCGTCGGGGATAATCACTTTCTCAGGCGGCATTGTTGTACTCCTCACGGTGCAGCATGGCGGTGCTTTGTAGCCTCAACCTTATTGCGGCCATCTACCTCTTTGGTGACGCGCGGAAACACTCTTCCGCGCGGAAACATTAGGCGGCCATTTTCAGCCCCACAGCCTCTAACGTGGCGCGGTCCTCCGCCGTCGCGTACAGGTCCTCGTCGTCGATGTAGGGGATAGAAATGCAGTGGCAGTTGATGGTGTTGCTGGCGCTGCCATTCGGGTCGCGCGGGAACATCAGTTGCTCAATGCCGACGGTGAATGGCTCATCCACACCAACTATCTGCCCGTCCGCGAGTAGATGCGTGATGCGCGGTACCCTCGCCGCCGGCAGATGCACCCATTGCTTCTTGATCTTGCTGTTGCGCGTAGCCAGGTCCTTCATCCGCGCCTGCCCCGCGATGCTATGCACACGCATGATCTCGTTCGTGGCCACCTTGAACGCGCGGTCCCCAATCTCGTCGAAGATGCCGCTGAACTTGTCGCCACTGATGGCTTTGCCCACCTGCGCAATAATCTCCGGCAGCGTCTGGCCACCGAGGAAGGCCCGCTGCAGTACCGCGTTCAGCTTGGTCGTAGCCTCCGCGCTCAGGCCGCTCACCAGGTCTGCGGTGTACGCCTGTGCTATGCGCAATGTGTTCAGGTTCAGCGCGGCGTAGCTCGCCGTCGTGCCCAGCCCCGCGCCCACGGCGATGCTGATATCGTTCGCGGCCATCGTATACGCGCTGGCCTGCATGTCATTGACCGTCTGCGTAGCCTTCACGCGGAAGACTTCCATCGCACGCGCAATGTCACGCTTCAGGTTGTTGAGCTGCGCGCTGCTGTAGCTTCCGGGATCGAGCGTGGCCAGCTTGCCCAGCACCTCCACGTTGGCCTGCTCCAGCAGCTTCTCAATCGCGGCTACCGCCTCCGGCGAGAGCTTCTGCGCGTTGGCGATGAGCTGCTTGATCTTGGCTGCGTACTCTTCGGCGCGTGTCATCACTTATCCTTGCGCGTTCGCGTCTGCTGCGATTGCTGCGGCTGACTTGTCCGGTGGCAACACTGCACCTGGTTCGGGCGCTGTGCCTGGTGGCGTGGCCGGCGCATCCAGCGCGGCGGCGAGCTGCTGCTGTGGGAAGAGATTGTCCTGCTTTTGCTTGTCCTTCTCAGCCAGCTCCAACTGCGCTGCCTCGTACTCATCCTTGCTGTCGTCGATGGTCACGCCCATCTGACCAACGAGCAGATGGAAGACGCGCGCCGCCGTCTGGCCGCGTATCCATCCCCGATCCTCAGCCAGAGCCGTTGCCGTAGTGGCTCCCGTCAGCGTGGTGGCGGCGTTGGTCAGATCGCGCACCATCATCTCCGGCGTCTCGATGGTGAAGCTAGTATCTGCACTCTGGCGCAGCGTGCCGTGCAGCTTCGCCTGGCTCAGCACAAAGTTGACGATGGTGCGAAGATTGTTCACCTCGTCGTTTTGCCGCTCCGTCAGCTTCTTTCCCGTCGGCCCCTGCATCTCCATCGCAGTGGATCTGTTTCCGCTGCCGCTATCGGCAAAAAACCAGTCGGGCAATCCCGCGCCGCCGATACCGTATTTCTTCACGACCTCAGAGCCCTGCGCCATGTCCGCGCCCTTGAAGTCCGGAGTGATGGCCTCGATCTTCACCTTGTCGTTGGTCACCTGCACGCCACCCTGGCGCGGCGGGTCCTTGGTCACCTCAT